GCTTTCATTCTTCCCAAAACTCCTGACGGCTTAGTGCGCGCCCTCGATGCCAACCTTCTCGGACTCCGCGTTCATGTCCGACTCTATATGCATCTATGGCTACAAGTGTCATTGAGAATATAAGCCCTATGAAACACAGAGCTAGTGCCTTTTCTTGTATTGTCATTATGCTCCCTTTCCAGCAAATCTTGCTGTTGGGATTAGTGTTGCATAGATATCAGACGAATATAGTTAATTTACTATAACGAAATGATAACGATTTACTGGTACAACTTCCCGTACAATGTGAATGATCCGTCTTTGTTGATCGGTACAAGCATAGGACTGACATGGTTTCCATGTGTCTCTATGACTGCCACGCTCATCTGCCAATTAGCGGCTCCAGCCTTCAAATAAGAGGCTTTTTTCTTGTCCATGACATTACCTGCCTCTACGCCCCACAAAGTCCTGTATGAGGCTCCTAGACCCTCTGTATAGGCTGATATGCCTGCTCTGTGCGTGTGTCCACAAACAACGGATTTGCCAAACTTCTTAGCCAAGCCAAGTGCTGTAAGTCCGGCATTTTGATTCATCGATCCTTCATCGCCATGAACTAGGACCCAGCCTCTGTGGAACTCAAATGGCTTCTTATGAAAACGTATCCCCAGTCCTGCGAAATCCATAAAGCGGGAGTATTCGAGCTCTGGAAGTCCGATGAGACTAGGAGCTCCTCTAACGAGAGTGTGGTACAAACGATCGGTATGGTTGGATCTTGTAATGTCGGTTGTTTTGAGATCCCAAAGGATGTTTTGAGCCAGACTTCTATCGGCATCTAATTGACCCTCATATTCTAGGTGTGTTCCCTTAGCCCACTTGGACTGTGATTGCATATCCAGTTCATCACCGGTATTGAGTACGAGATCAAACTTCTCTCGATTTACTAACTTGATCAGATTCTTAACTGCTTGCTCATGATGATATGGGATTTGTAAATCCGAGATCACCAGATAGCGTTGTTTAGTCATCATCCTCATCTTCGTAATCGCCGAACTTCTCTGGCTCGACTGGAGTAGGCAAAATCCAGCGCGGATACGCCATAGGTTCAACGATGATTGCCAATGCTAGATCGACATCAAAGCCTGCCCTGCGTAGTGCACGATACATCTCCTGCAAGCTGATAGCCCATGCATCGAGTGCGCTGTAGGTATCTAGATCGATAACCTTCTTCTTTGCCATGAGATAATTGTTACCTCTCTAGGAGACGGATTACAGTTTCGACACGCTCTTCAAGTCTGCTAATTCTGTCATTCATCGAGCTTCCACCATTGGGCTTTAGTTCTGCTAGATAATGCTTTACCAACCATTTGACTGAGCCAATAAATGAACCAATAACGGTCGTAACAGCAACAGCAAGAGCCGCCGTGTCCATCGCACTCATTACCGTTTAGGTGTGGCATATCCGAACACTCCTGAGAGTACTGCGAATAAGATTGCTCGGTAGTCTAGTGTGAAATTACTTGCCGACCAAGCGGCTAAGAATGCCCCTGCTGCTAGAATCAATGGATTCTTCATTTACTGTCTCCTCATCTGGTATTTCGATAATTTCAATAATGTTGTTATTTGGCTTGGTTTCATCATATCCACCAATTCCATAAGTAACGATCTGTGGCATTACGCTCCTCTTACTGCTGCTGTTATTGGGTATTGTGCTGGCGACAAAGAAGTCGCTGTTGCAAATCCAGAAGATGCATTAACGCTTTGCGTCCATCCATAATAAATAGTGGTAAAGTTTGCATCTGTTGCAAATGTGGTTGATGTATTACCAGACGCCGGAGTTACATTTTGGAAGAAATTAGCGGTCGCCGTTGATGTTACATTCATTGCTAACCAATATATTCCGGGTGATAATGCTTGGTTAATAGTGATCGTGTACACACTGCTCGCAGCGGTTGCCACTACAGTTCCAGCATCAAGGAGAACAGTAGTAGGCTTTCCAGTTGCATAGTCGTGATTGTAAATACCTAATCTAATGGTTCCAGTTCCAGACCATGAGCCTCCCGTTCGCTGTGCGATGCGGTCTAGAGTTTGAGTTGCTGGAATAATCAATTGTGCAAAATGTGTAATATTCGCATTAGTGGAAATTGGAGCAGTAGTTCCACTTGCTCTGAACCAATAACCGCTAATTACCCCAATAACTCCAGCACCGCCACCTGAACCTGATGCACCTGTGGCTCCTGTTGCCCCTGTGGCTCCGGGAACAGTTGAATCTGCACCAGTTGCACCAGTTTGTCCTGTTGCACCAACTGTACCGGCAGAACCTGCAGATCCAGTCGCGCCTGTTGCTCCGGTCGCTCCATTTGCTCCGGCACTACCAGCTGCGCCAGTTTGACCTGTTGCTCCTGTTTGTCCTGCAATAGTAGAAGCTGCTCCGGTCGCTCCAGTTTGTCCTGTGTTGCCTTGTGCACCAGCACTACCAGCAGCACCAGTTGCACCGGTATTGCCAGTATTGCCTTGAGCACCAGCAGAACCAGCCGCGCCAGTTTGCCCTGTTGCACCGGTGTTACCTGCACCAGTTGCTCCTGTAGAACCTTTTGCACCTGCTGGACCATCAATACCTTGTGCGCCCTGCGCTCCTGGATTGCCTTGAGTGCCTTGTAAACCTTGTGGACCTCGGTCTCCTTGATCACCCTTAACGCCTGTGGCTCCAGTTGGTCCTGTGGCACCTAAAGATGAACCTGGATCGCCCTTCTCGCCTTTAGGACCGGGAAACAGATTGTTAGAGCTGATTGTTACTCTACCCATTAGTGCCTCCTAGCATAGGGATGTTAAAAAATGTTTGATTCTCATCCGCAGCTTGTGCAAACGAGACATGGATGTGGTGATTGTGGGGATTGATGCCTGTGTACTTGACCCATCGCCAAAAGGATTTGCGTGAGCAGATTTTGCCCATGTGGATAATATAAGTGATTCGCTTACTGGACTTCGCATATTCTCGAATCTGATCTGCAAGATATACGGAAGTTCCTTTTGCGTTGTTGAGGTCAGCGTCAATGTCGATGGCACGAACCCATCCCTTAGCATCTGGATTGTGATCAGACTTGCGAGCAGCGTGTTTGGTATCACCGATCCACCCATCGGAAGTTCGATCTCTATCTGGGAAACTGTCATCGATCTGTTCTCTCAGTTGGATGGCGGATTTACTCAGGCGCGGCTTCATCTTCGAGTTCAATTTCTGGTAGTTCGACTCTGGTTATCTCACCAGTCTCACAATTAACTTCCATGCCAAAACGCTTAATCTTCTTTGCCATTATGCCACCCCATAAATTGCTACCGTGCCTGTTGCTGCAAAAGTTGATGTAAGCGTGATTGTGATAGATGAAATGGCAGCTGTAGCAAGATAGGCACCTGCTAGGTATGAAAATTGCCCAACTGGGCTGGCAGTTGCCAGTCTTGCATAACCTGAAATATTTTTAAGATTCAATGTATCAGCTGATTCAATAACCAAAGAACCAGAAATTGCTGCTAAAGAAGTTCCAAGAATTAGTCCGGCAGTAGATTGATCCGAAAGTGCTGTAACTCCAGAGCCAGCAAATGGCACGCCATAAAGACTGTATTTAGTGCCAGTATCACCGTTAAAAGTAATCGTCACAGTTCCAGTACCAGATAATCCAGGATTATTTAGGCGTAGCATTAGTTTCTTGTAACTTGCAATAGATGAAAATGTAAGCGTTGATGCTGATGCAGTCGGCGTGACTGATGAAATCAAAGTCCAGTTATCTGATGGAATGGATGTTACTGCTGGAATTGTTGTTGAACCCATTATGCGATCTCCATCCCTGAGATGTGGAAGTTCACAGCCGTGTTAGATGCTCCACCCTTGATAGTCTTGGTCGTTGCTAAAGTCTGCTTTAGATCAATATAAACAGTTGAGTTACCTGCAATGGCTGTCGTGGTATGAATAGCAATATCATCCAACGCCAATGTGAATGTGTAAGCAGTCGATGATGTATTAGTCACCGCGATGTTAGTTATGATGGCTGTGGTGCTTGCCGGTACTGTGTACAGGACTGTTGTAGTCGTGGTTGTTGCTGCTCCACGAAATAATGCTTTAGCTGTATTTGCCATTAGTATGCTCCCATCAATGCGGCAATGACTTGGTCTTGAACGGTTGAGTCAGCAGATGAACCAAGAGTACGGATTGCCGATGCTCCGTTCTTGACCAATGCTGTGTCATCTGGGGTTGCCCAGCTGAAATGTGTTGTGGTTGCCATTCATGCTCCTAGTCGTATGTTGCCCATTGTACCGTAGCCCCGACCGCATTCCATGCAAGACCGGCTGAGACATCTTGCCAGCGTGTAGGCTGGATTGAATAACTTGACTCGCTAGTGATCAGCGAGATTGCAGCTTGATTACGTGAGACTTGTAAAGTCCAGCCCTCAACGAAGCCATAGTAGTTTGTTGGCATCAATGGGACTGGTAGCCCTGAGATGCTGATCGCCTTACCCATGGTCATCTGTAGGAATACATCCAAGTCAGCCGATGAGACATTAGGCGAATCTAACTGGATCGTAAATGATGACATGTTCAGTCTTGGGACTCTACGGAGTGCGACATATTTGTCAGCCAGTTCCTGAGCCTCAGCATCGTGTTCTAACTCTGTGCTTATCGATGCTCCCAGCAACCCATAGGCTGCGATGGATGTGGCATCACTTGAAGTCTTAGTACCTGATTTCCAGCTTAGATTGATTGAGTTGAGAATATCGCCAAGAGACTTGGATGAGGCTACCGATCTCCACAGGATGTAATTCTCTGGGATTGCTTGATAGCCAGTTGCAGCAACTGCAGTGGTTCTGCGTGACTCATTAGCCCAGCCGACTTTGCCGTCAGCAGTTTCATAGATATATCCATTTGCCATCGCGCCATATTTAGCAGCTGTGGAATAGGCATCTGCCACGAATGCGCCAGTATGCATTAACTCATAGATACCTGGTGAATCAACGACATCAATGGTAACACCTGCATCCGTCAAAACTGAGGTCATGCGAGCTGAGTCAAGTTGCTTGGCATAAGAGGTTGAAAGGATTGTCCGAGACATCTTGGCAAAGGGTCCAACGGCTGCAATGGTGATAATCGAAACTTCATTGACCGAGCCAACAGCATTCATGCGTGTGTCAATACTTGTGACCTTGCCGGTGAATACTGTCCGAGCAGTAGGGGTCGCGTTATCGACCTTGACGACCACAGAGTCATTGATCTCGAATGCGTAGTCTGTGTTGTCCCAGTTGGCTATCTCGATCGATGCATAACCTGTGCGAGCCTGCTCCCAGTAGGAGCTGCGCCCATAGTTCACAGTTACAGTATTGACAGCCTTTGATGAGAACTCGACACCATCAATGACTACTGAGCAGTTTGGATTCCAGGTCATGTTATCTATCGAATGCGCTCACTGCGAAGTTTGCCAATGTGCCACTTGTGTTTGCTTCAGTCTTTAGAATGGTTGAAATCTGTCGAGCAGTTGAGGCTGGATCGATTGCGCCATTGACTGTGATGTTATTGACCGTTGTTGGGGTTGGGGTTGAGGCTTGCTTGAAGCCACTTGGCAATGATGCGCTAGGCACAGAGATTGCAGTTAAAGCACTTGGACTAGATGGTCCATTGATTGTTGGGATGTTTGGCAGGATAGGAATGGCGTTGTAAGCCTTGATCACAGTATTGATCGCGCTAATGGCGATCTGGACTGCGCGAGTAATGCCAGAGATAACATCACCAATAATGTCTAGGATCGTACCTGCCACCTTGCCAACGACCTTGAATGCGTTGCTTAATGTGAATGCGAGAACTGGGACGATGTAATCCACGATGAACTTGCCAAAGGCTTGAAATGTTTCTTTGTTATCCATGATGGCTTTTTTGATTGGCTCAAAGTAAGCAGCAAACTTGCCAAGATTAGGAATGACTTGCTCCACAATGATATTGACGAACTTCTCAATGATTGGAAGTAACTGAGCACCGACTGCTTCTTTGCCTTCATCGAATGCAACTTTGAGTCGATCCATGCGCCCCTGGAATGTCTCAGCTTGCTTTGATGCCTGTCCCTCGAATGTCTTGGCTAGTGATGCAGTTGCAGCATCGAAATCCTTTGACTTGATGATGTTCTCATCGATGCCACCGCCCAGCTTCTTTAGAGCTGTGAAGTTTCCATCATGTGCCTTTGCTAAGGCTTCTGATACTGCCTGCAAGTCTTTGCCAGTACCCGCAGCGATATTGATTGCCAAAGTCTGTAACTTCTGTGCCTGCTCGACATCCTTTGTTGATCGAACCAAACGATCTAGCGATGGACGAAGTTTTTCATCTGTTACACCAGTTGCTAGAGAAGTCTTAAGAATGTAATCCTCAGTTTGAGCAATAGTTGCCTTTGTGGCTCCAGTCACATTCTCTAATGATGTTGCTAAACGTAACTGCGCGGCTTCATCTTCAATGGCAGCCTTGACACCATCAACGGCTAACTTGCCAGCATAAGCAACAGCAGCAACGCCAGCAGCAGCAAATGCAGCTCCTGCAACTTTGCCGAACTTCTGTAATTTGCCAGCAAAGCCTTCAACCTCTGTGGAAGATTGATTGAGTTTCTTCTTGAGGTCATCGACATCTGCAAGGATGGAGAGCTTGAGGGTTCTATTGCCAGCCATTAGTTATACTCCTTTAGGATGCGATCAAACGCTTCTTCCCATTGTTGAACCAGTTGTGGCTGGATTGCTCGGAGTGTTGGATAGATAAAATATCCAGCATTGCCTCTGCCTTTAGATGGTGTGCGATTTGGGAACTGCTTGAAGCGATTAGAACCAAACTCCATGCCATAAAGGACATCTCTAGTATCTGCACCACCTGAGAACTTCTGAGATGCGAAGCCATAAGAGAACTCACCGACTTTGGATGACTTGGAAATCTTCACACCGCTGGCGATTCTCTGAGCTGCAATTGGTGAGACTGTGCGAGTTGCAGCGGCATCCTTAATCTTGCCAGCAGCAAACTCAGCCAATGCAGATGATTCCTTTTTGGCTTCTAAAACTGCTTGATCTGACATTGCCTTAAATGCTGAGACAACTGCTCGGAGTTCTCTGCGATCATAACTGATTGCTTCAGTTGCCATGTCGCTCCTCCAATATCTCAAGTGCCGTTAATATGTCCTCTGCGCTTTGCCATTCCTTCATCGGGATTCCTGTGGCAATAGCCACTTCTACTAGGAGTCGGCTGATGCTTCCTGGCTGATGGCTTTTGGGTCTGACTCACCGACTGTTATGTCTGCGACAGATTCCATCCAAGCCTCGAAAGGTTTGACTGGACGACCACCGGACTCACGCTTGATAGTGTGAAACGCCAAGAACAATAAATCCCAGATACCTGCGACCTCATTGAACTTAGTGGTGGAATGTCCAGTCTCCTTCTCCCATTTAGCCCACTCTGGCGGCTGAGCCACGACTGTGACTGGATCGCCTGAGTTGTATGTAATTGTGATTGGTAATCTCATTGTTTGCTCCCGTTGTTAGATTCTTTTAGCTGACTGTTAAAGTCGGCTTTGCTGTGCATTGTAGCGTGAATGTCACAGTCTGTGCATCCTTGCCAGCACCATTTGCTGTTGGGAATGATGGGTACAGATTGCCTGTGAATACTGCACCTGTGGCTGCTGTAAATGTGTAAGCCAATGCTGTGTCTGGTGATGCAGAAGCTGCTGCCCATAGAAGCTCGCAGATTGAGAATGCTCCACCTGCGCCTGATGCGCCCCAGTCTGCTAGAAGTTCCATCGTCATTGTTGCATCTGTATCGATTGTCTTGAATACGCGACCGTCTAGTGTTTCGTATGCTTGACGATCAAGTGTTGTTTCAAGGCTAACGCTTAGAGCTTGAGCATCGTAACTTTTTGAGTCGATAGTCAAGGCTAAGTCGCGCCCTGTGATTACTGTTGTTGGCACTTTTGCTCCTTATGATTGTGTGTAGTAAGTAGCGACACGAATGTCTGCCACAAGCAGTTGCCCTGCTCCTACAGTAGTTACGGTTGGTCTATCGACCGCAGTCAGTTCATACCCTGCTGGGATTAGGCTGACTACACTTGTTATGAGTTGCTCGAGATTGTCCAGGCTTGCTGGGTTCGAGTTGTATGCGACCGCGCATGTGATGGTCATATTGATCCGAGCGCGAAAAGTTGAGTTGCTGCCAATAGTCTGAAACTCCATGTACGGAGAATCTGGAACTATTACCACTGCTGGAGCAGGGATGTTTTCCGGCACATAGGCAAACACATTAGCTGCGACTGATCCAAGTGCTGTGGCTAATGGTGTGCGAACTGCTGAAAGTATTGTTGATGGCATTATTGACAAATACTTCCGACATCTACCAATGGTCCTAGAAGTCCTGATACGCGATTGTAAAGTGAGCGACCCATGCGGAATGGCGTTGGAGCAAAGTCCACGCCTTCGATCTGCCCACCTGGAGCAGTACGACTCTGGAAGATTTCGACTGAAACTACTGTGACTGCTGTTTCGACTGCGCTGTTGCCGACATAAGTCGATGCACCGGTAAGGGTTGCAGTACCGGATGGAATAATGTTTTTTGAGATGATGTCAGCGTTAGTGATAGCAGCTGAGAATGTGTAATCATCTAGTTTGTTTGTTGTGATGGTGCGCGTTCCATTGAATGGAGTTCCGCATCCTGCGATCACTACAGATTG